ACGCATCTCTTTCTCTTCTTTAGAAAGATCGAATGTTCTTGGACTACGTGCCATGTTATTTTACCTCTGGGATTTGAGGAGTGTTAAGAGTTTCTTTTGTTTTTCCCCAAGCAGTTATACCAACTACGGTTGCCATAGCACCGTGATATAGACCGCCATTGCTTAATGTAAGTGGGACCCATTGCGTTAAGAGACCATTGTGTTTGTCTTGTAGCAATGCCCATCCAATTGGGAAGAGTATGAAGTCAAAGATGCACACCAGCATGTATTGCACTGCCATGTATGATCTCCAATGTTCTTTTATCCAATGATTCATTGTAATCTTTTTAATCGCCGTAACATTCGTTTTATGAGATATCGAGCATATAGTAAACGAATAATTTCCACCATAGAATTAGGACCGCCTATTTAGACTAAGTGCGGAGATTAGTTGGTCCTAGGTAGTAGGACCATTTTTGCGATGGTTTTGATGCAATATTACTTATTCTTCTTTTGTTCGTTATACCATTCAATCCAGCCCTTGGTGACATTGCGGCACTGGTAGTAAGTCGTATAGTTGCGAGCGATGACTTGCTCTGCTTCGCTTAACTTAGTCGTCCCCTCTGGCACCATCTCAAGCACAGAGCATTCATGCATTAACACATCAGACTGTGAGGGCCATTCTCTAGATGTGTATTGCTGTGTAGCGCAAGCGGGTAGCAGAGCAATTAGGAGTGTGAGGATGTATTTCATTTTGGCGCCTGAGCAGCATCATTAAGTGCTTTAACTGATTCTGGTGTTAACTCGCATTTCTGGTCTATCACCTGTGCGGTATCGTGGATATATTCCACCACTTTCGCACCCTGTTTCGTTATGATTCTGTCTTGAAACACTACTTTTTCAGTGGTTTGCAGGGTGATTTCTGACGCTTTTTTCTCGGCTACTTCTTTCGCTTGTAATGCTGCATTGATTTCCTTTTCATGCAAGAGATCGCTGTATTCCTTGCCTTTATAGAATGAGAAGCCCGTGATGAGTGCGAGTAGTAGAGCACCAATCAGAATACGGTATGGTAGTGGAATAAGGTTTAACATAGTTGTGCCTTAAATTTGTCATAGGCTCGGTGACGTTCCGTGAGTCCATTAGTGCCACCGTTAATACGCTTGCACATACCTATATTGTCACCAATGTCGGCAAATTGGTTTAAGTTATTGTTGGCCCAAAACCAGCAAGCAGCATGAGCAGCACCTTCTTTAGTCTCTAAGTAAGCAACAGTCTCATCTGTAGTTTTTCCGCAAGCAAGAGCAAATGCATTATAGTTGGTTAGTCCCGTAAGTTGGATTAGCCCTCTTCCGCGATACTTCCATCCATCACCCGAAGATTCAGCCCCATTTCCCATACGACCCCCGTAAACGCGATTAGCAATTGCTTCTGGCTTATGTGCGTACGAGTCTGCTTCCATCTCAGTGAAATGAGAACCAAATGTTGTTAGCAGCCCATGAGCGGAGTAATTGAGGTTTTCGCTAAGTGCTGTGAAGTGTGCGGATTCGATATCTACTTGAGATAAAAAGCCCGCAATGCGCTGTGGCGTGTCAATGTTGTATTGACTTAGGAGTGGTTGAAGTATTACTGCCCACTCAGCAGGAATTAAATTTGATAGGTCCATGCAGTATTTAACACTGCAAATTTCCTTGACTAATATCCCGCTTGAACCGATACACTGACCCAAAGATGTTGTTGTCATCTTTTGGGATATTTCGGTCTTTCATTGCCCGTTCTGTTGCTTTGTAGATTTCCGTAAAGATTACATCAGATGGATTGATCTCACCTTCGATCGCATCAAAATTCAACTTTCTCTCTAACTCAAGTATCTCTTGGATTGTCATAATACCGGTTAAGTAGCAAGAGTAGATATTTCGACGATGTTTGAGTTTCTTCCCATTAAATCCGTAATCGAATCCCGTAAGTTGCTTCAAAACACGTATTTGGTCAACTGTAAGTTTGGCCATCATGCAGTTCCAAAAGAAGTAGCGCAATAAGCATTAATGCTATTAGCATTACTATAAAGTATCAGTGTTTTCATTTGTTATACCCAACTAACCAAGCATACATCTTCAAGTATCACTTCGCTTGTCTTAATCACAAACCCTGTTTGTTTTGCAATCAACTCGTTTAGTTCTGTTTGATCTACTTTCTTACTCGTAGTCCACCCGTCATGTTCAAGTATACATGAGTTACCAGACTCGCTAAGATACTCGCGCACCACATCTAACACCTGACGCTCTAGTTCGAAGTAAACACACCACTTGGTATGTGAACTGATCTTAGTCTCACGAGTAACTTTATCTCGCTTGTATCTGACACCTATTACTAGTTTGATCTTCTTCCACATCTTAGTGATGTCCTTCTTGAGGCCACAGATGAATTGATTATTTGCGAGTGCTTTGTTCTTAATGGGGTCATTAACTTTTGCAGCAATTGATTTATCAAAGCGAGCACCCGCAAACATCGAAGTAATTACTTCTTTAATGATTTTAATATCAATACTGTAATGGGTTGCAAGTTCATTACGAACTGCTGATTTGTTATTCAAGTAATACGTGATGTATTGGGATGATTTGAGTCCGTGTTTGGTTGCGTATTGATACAGGAGGGTGGGTGCACATGCCTCAATGTCATATTCATAGGAATAGTTGTGTTCTGCATACAATTGCTGCTTTACTTCCTTCTTGAGGTTTTGCATATTGGTCCACAAACGATTCTTCTTATCGTTGTACGGGATAATACCAGATGAAAGCATGGGACTATATGCTTCACGAGCAAATTCGAGTGCTAGTTCAAAAGAAGTAGCGCAATAAGCATTACTGCTATTAGCATTACTATATAGTATCTGCTTTCTCTTTGTCTCTTTGTGTTTGATGTCTGCTTTGATCGCAGTTATTAACTCATTAACACCCGCTGTATTCTTCTTATATGTCTTGCAGTAAGACGTAACAGTCTCTCTGCCTAATTGCTTTGCTATTGAGTTCTTGCTGAATCTGTAAGATGAATCGCAAACAATGAGACACTTACTCCTCAAGTAATCTGTTAGTGGGTTCCCTTGTTTACCAAAGACTTTATCTAAGTAATGCCTGCTGAGTTGTTGGGGTTTGGTCTCGGATACTTGGGCACACATAAACTTTAAGACTTTGAGGGTTCGTGAGTGAACGCGTTTATCAGTAAATTCTGGCTGATAGTTATTCATTTGGTTTCTCTTTATAGTATTGCGCTACATTTACAATCTTATACCTCTGATATTAGGGCGAACAACCGGATATCAGGCCGGTTGTTCTTGACTATAAAGACGCTAGTGAACACCATTGCAGTGCCCACATGTTATTTAGTGTACGCTCTTCAAATCAGTATTGCAAGCGTTTCTTTTGGATGATTTCAGATAAACTTGCCAACTTTGGCTGATATCCACAGATTGTAATATTCTGGACTATGGAGAACTTTACGATTTACCTGCTCATTAAGTTCCATATAAGTCATTTCCGCCTTTGATTTGCAAAAATGGAGAATCTCTCTTTTGAAGTGTTGCTTTCCAAACTTGATTACATCACTATTTAACTCTTTGGATGAGCCATAATAGGACTGCCAATCAGACTCCACTTTTATTTTAGTCGCCTTACGTTTCTTGTTTCCGTTTTTAAGTTTGACCATCTTGTAAGTGGTTTTGGTAAACATAGCGATCTTCTTACCTACGTATTTGCGGTTAGTGAAGGTACAAGTTATAAGGTAGACGAACCCGCAATAAGCGGGGTCGATTTGGTCTATTGGTTTATTGAGGTAAGTCCAGTGCATACTGTTATGTATGCATTGCTATTTTATCTTTTCAAGTAAGTCTGCCATACAAAGGATTCCGTTCTGCTGAGTTTCTGGGTGAAAATCATCACTGGAATCTAAATCATCAATCATCCTTTTTAGGTGGCGGCGATAACATTCTTTATCAGTTAGATGCAGTGTAGCCAACATCTCGTCAATTTTATACTTAATAAACTTAGATGCTATATCATTACCAGTCACTAACTTGAAGTAGAGTGATTGCCGCATCTCTTCAATGCTAGATACTAATGGTGTTAACAACTCGTATGCTGCAAGTATGTCTTTATCGCAGTTTTTAATCCTATCAGCATCAGTCTTATTGCGAGTGGGCCTAGAGACCGAATATTCAACCCAATCATCTTCTGTCATTATATTGCCTTAATTAACATCTTTGAACGACTAATAAACAACTTGCTACCACTAAAGTCTGGACGACCCTTGTCCAGGGTTATATTGTACTGTACACGGGTTTGTCCGGGCATCTTATTAATCAGATACATATGGTACTTACCATTAACCTTCGTCCAATGTAACTTAACCAACTTAGCATTAGTATGGTTAGTGAATGCTTGCCGGGCAAACCCGTCGTTTGCATAAGTTGCATCCTGACGAATTTCCCAATCTTTTGCATCTGTACTTTGTGGTACAAATCCATGCTTAACTGCAAGTTTAATGGACCCAGCAACATCATACCGCAGTGCTTTATGTTCTGCGGCTGATATCTGGATCAACATGTCAGACTCAATAGCAAGTCCACGATCAGAATTTGGGATCAATCCGCCTTTGGCTTTACCTGTCGCAAAATAGTGCTTATGTACTTTACCTTTGGCAAACGGACGTTGACCAGCAACCCAATCAATGATTTGAGTTTTATCCATGGTACCAACTTGGTTCAAGTGCGAGATGAATATTGCAATTTGATCACGATAGTTCTCAATGTCCTGCTTAGTTTCATCTGTAGTCCACATAACATGCTTCTTCAATGATGGCCGGATACCAGTACAACGCATTGCTTGAATTGCAGTAGTGACATTCTCTTTAACTGACGAGTAATAAGCAGTAAAGTTACAGTAGTATCCAAACTCTGGACTATTGATATTAAAGCAATCTTCGCACTCAACAGTGATACTCTTACCAGTCATAATCTTAGAGATAATAAGAACTGCTTTGGGTTGATTACCAATGCGGCTCCAGGCAACTTGCTTTAACTTATTAGCAATGGACAAGTCTTTGGCGCTACCATTATGTACAATAATTACGATCTCATTTTTTGCACAAGAGTGAATATCTTGTTTGTCCCATACTGTAACCGTATAACCTTTATTAGTGAAGGCTCGCTCCATTAAGTTAGCAACCTTAAGGTGCCCAATTTGAGAACGACCAAGTACAATATTACCTACTTGTACCATCTTACTATTAGTAATCAATTCGTCTACAGCATCAACAATAATCTTAGGGTTGCATGTATTGCGCAGGGTCGCATCCTTGGTATAAGTGTCACTCTTAAACTTAGCCTCTTCAAGAAGAAGTGGCTCGATAAAGTTAGGCGTATCTAGTCCCTTGTAGTCTGGGTGATTGGGGATTGAGAATATTTGATGAGAGGTTAAGTATCCAAACATATTTGCAAACTCGTTATGAATCATAATATGACTTAGCAAAGTTGCACTTACTTTAACCGTAGACACTGTCCTCGAGTTAAGCAGGTTGCCCAATGCAGTATCGCAGGCACTAAGTTCAGTACCTTCGTGGAATTCTTCTCCCTCGTCAATGATGACCATTAAACGCGGTGCTGGCTTGTTAAGTTTTGCTGCAACTTCTTCTGCACGTTCAACAATCTTATCAATTCGATTTGTACGTTTTGCATTTGTCATATTGACGAAGATGTCGCCCTTAACCATGTAAGCGAGTTTATCATCTGTGTTCTTGACTTGCATACCCAGAGATTCTGCCCAGACTTGGCAACGCTCAAACATCTGATCCATTGCACCAGATAGATTCGTGGTACTGATGATTACATTGTCGATCAGACCAGATGCGATTGCCATTTGTGTTAATGCTAACTTATAGCGAGTCTTACCGCTTTGAGTATCAGCATGAATGTAAATCGTTTGGTGATTTTTAATGGACTGTTCAATACTCCCCCAGTTTGCTTGCAAGTAGCGTTGGGCGAGAATGTCCAAGTCACCAGCAGGAGAATTTCTCCGCTTCTGGAAGTCTGACAGTACAGTTTTTAGATTTGCCATCTAATTCTCCTTAAGTAGAATACCAATAAGAGTGGTATCGGTTGTAAGCGTAATCGCCTTCTTTAATAGGCTCATCATTCTTCGCAGTAAAGCGACAAGTCTTAGTCTTACCCATTGTGAAGTATTGCTCGTTACCGCGAATCGCAATAGTTACAGACCCATCGTGATCATCACCCACCACAGTGCAGTTAGCAGCATGGCGCATATTATGACGATTGAAGTATGCCTTAGGATTCCACGCACGGTATTGATAACCAGCCTCGGTGATTTTAGTAATTTGTGCATTAGTGGTTTCGAGCCATCCATTGGTTACAGAGATAATGTCGCCAACTTTAAGATTGGTATTGTTGCAGTATTTAGGGCGCTCAATCTTAACATCTTCCTGCACTTTAGTGACAGTATTCTCTACTGCCTGGAGCAACTCAACATCATATTTGCGTTTGGTTGCATAATCCATGCGACGATATTCTGGATTGGCGTTTACTTTGTTTATTGCATCACTAAGAGCATCACGGTCCACAGTAAGTAGCGGGCGGAACTCCAGTGTCGTGCGGAGTGCAATCATTGTTGCCATTTGCGGGTCAGTCAGTTCTGCGAATTGAGTCTCGTCAACAACATAGAAGTCCAACCGTGCACCTTTTTGCGATGCTTTGATACCCAACTTAATGGCCACCTTACGGAGGGTTTGGGCCATCTTTTGGTTGAGGTAAGGGACGCTAGATACATTGAGTGCAGTTGCCATCTCGCTGGGTTTGAGACGGGTTGCAATGTAATACGATTTTGCCATTTTTACTAACTCCTGTAAGTAAGTGCGCTGCTTATGCTCGCATTCCCTACTTAATTCAATTATACAATAAGATGATTATTGGGGCAAATCAATGATTTGCGCTTTCTTCTGCGCTAGTGCAAATTCGATTGCAGTTAGGCAATTAGCATTGGTTATGTGGAAGTTCATAGCGGTTTTGGCAGCAGAATCTTCATTCCATTCTTTGCATACTTCTAGATAAGCATCCAGGAAGTCTTGACCTTGCGCAGTATACCAATCGATATAAGCAAATTTTGCCAATGCTTCGTATTGATGAAACACCGGCTCATTGCCATCATAAGAGCAACCACATTGCTCTTTGATAAAGTTTACCATTGCTTGTTTGTTTTTGAATGCCATTTCATTTACTCCTGTTTGTTGACCATATCTTATTATATAATAAGATGAATATTGGTGCAAATCTCGTTTTGCAGCGTTTTGGGCGCATTTCACCACTCTTCTTGCAAAATCTGCTAAATAAGTTATATACTTAAACATAACTTAACGGAGTAAGTAAAATGGCAAAAATGGTTATCCAATACACCAGGCGCAATGTAAATGCAGGTACAGAATATCGCAGACCATCACTGCAAGATAAAAAAGCAGTGTTAGACTACTTTGAACGAGCAATGGTTCGAATGGATGATTTGTGCGGGCATGAGGTTGATGATGTTCGTAAATTAGCAGATGGTATTTGGCGTACACCAACCAGTAGGTTACCGTATGGTAGAACTGCTGGTAAAAATTCATACGAGACAATGACAGCAGGAATACTTGCAAACATGAAGTATGACGAGGCAAAACAGGACGACTTCTCTAAGCCTCAATGTGATGCAATCGAGACCATGTCTAAGACGTTAAACGAAATTTTTGACGAAGAGTTCCCAGAGATAAAGTTTGAGAAGAAGTGATCATGGACCTGTTTGAGCAAGCAAAGAATCAACTAATCATAGCAAGCCTATTTGCACAGATGCAAACACTAAGCGATGCTGTTGAGTCAGTTGATAGAAATGATCCTAGACACGCAAGCATTTACTTGCGTTATATGTTACTAGAATTAGAACTTAAAGAAATTGTAAAGGCAATAGGAAATTATGAGCGAAATTAAGAAATGGGGGACACCCAAGGGTGCCAGTTTTTGGCATAGACAAGTAGATGGCATTTTTGAGGAGATGAGATTAGATCCAGGACAACCACTACCTGACAATAGTTGGATCAAAGGTCACATTCCCAAGTCAGACGACGAGCGTGCTCGCATCTCCGCTACTAATACTGGTCGTGTTATGTCGCCTGAATGGCGTGCTAAGATGAGTGCAGCCTCGAAAGGTAAGCCCAAATCAGAAGCACATAAAGCAGCGATGAAGGCTGCTACTGCTGAGTATCATCGTAAACGTAAGGCAGGTGAGTTATAATGGAAAGCCTTAAACAAACTAAGACACTTACCATCTACCAATTGCTTAGGCAAGATGGTATGAACTTCACACAAGTGATGGTATCCGCAACACCAAGCATGGGCAATGGCATGTTTTGGAAACAAGAAGATGCGGAAATGCACCGCACATTTGAGTACACTAAGTTACCTGCGGGGACTAATTCTACGTTCCATGTATTTGAACTTACTGTGCTTAATCCAGCATATAGGGAATGATATGAGTGATCAAAAGAAATTCTGTGACTTATTCCGCTGTGAAATGAAACCAGGTAGACGCTATTACAAGAGACTACCTATGTCCTTCTCGTCCAGCATACATGCAAGCCCATCCATTATGGATTTGCAAACGCAAGAGGAAGAAGGAGTTAACCTTGATATGGCAGCAAGTGATTTTGAGAGATTGATGATAGCAGCAAGTGAGGGAATGTTACATCAGAGATTCAGGCAACTCAACCCAGCAGCACAAGAATTATACGAAGCGTATCAAACAATGTATTTGTTAACAAGGAAGTACGAGGAATAAATACTTAGTAGGACGAGGGCATTGTTCCTAAACCTAATGCCATTGGTAATTACTCCGGCCTAAGTCCTACATTCGTATTCATGTTTGATAATACCCAATAGGTTGTCATAAACCTTTAAGCCCCACTATTCCGCAGTAGTTGGGGCTTTCTTTTTGACTAACTTTTTCTTCTTGGGATAAAATGGAATGCCACAAGCATAGCGGAGTGGATAGACTGTAATATATTGTTCAAACAACTTAGCAAGTTCTTCCTTAGACATATCACGTCTCCTTTTGGTATTTACAATCTTATAGTGGTCTTTTCTACTACTGGTAATTGTATCGTAGTGTACACTGGCACATCGCTTACTGACAATGTACTGGAGTTTGTAACTTGCACTTTGCCACGAGTAATGAAGTCCTTGATTGTTACATAGAATGCAATCAGTACTGGAGCAGTTGTAATCCAACGAGTGATAGCAGACACAATTGAACCAACAGTAGCACGTGACGCTATGTCCACAGCCTTTTGTAATGATGCAATAGTGGATGATGTAACATCCAGAACCAACTCAAACAAATCTGACTTGTATGCTGTGGCAATGGACAAAGCAGATGTTATTATGTTGATGCTTTGGTTATATACAGCATTAGTAGTTGAAGTAACAGTATCAAAAGCATGAGCAAATAGTTTAACAATAGACCCTAATCCAGTTGTTACTGTGCTCTTAGTTGTAGTCATTGCTTTTTGTATGCTTGCATTGGATGCAACTAGTAACTCAATCACCATCTCAAATGTCTCAGACTTGAATGCAGTTGATGTAACGATTACAGAAAGTACACTATTCATCGCCTTCTTAATAGTAGAAGTTGAATTCACTACTACATTCTTTGTTGCATACATTGCTCTAGTAAACGATGTAGAGTTAGCAATCACAACATTCTTGTTCAGCAATGCTGCCTTACTACTATTAGCGATACTAGGCTGTGCTAGAGATTGAGTCCAATTAATTACACGTTTGATATTAGCCACAGATCCAACGGATACCATTGCATTCACAAATTTAGTAAGAGTAGCACCAGAGAAGAATACAGCATTAGATGCAGCGGTTACAAATTTAGTAAACGTAGATGCCTTCAACAAGATTGGAATCGCTGCGGATGACCCAATCTTTGCTGTTTGCATTACCTTTGCATTAGTTGCAGAGTTAGTTGATGCAAGTAACTTAGTAGTTCTAGTTGTAAGTTGCTTAGTAGTTGTATTCGCTACTGTTAAAGATTTAGTAGCAGATACATTAGATGCTTTAGTAGCAGTTGACGTAGATAACAAACTCTTAATCGCATACATGAACTTAGTCAGTGTGGCAGTAGATGCCACAGTAGCCAATGCAGTTAGATACTGAATTGCAATCGCAAGAATCGCAGCCGCATATCCCGTACTGATTGATACTGCTGATTTGGTAGGCTGTGCTTGAATCACTTTAACGGAAGTAGACGCAGATGATGCAGACTTAGTATTGTTGACTGCCCATGCTTTGCTTGCTGCAGAAGTAGGTACTGCTAATCTCTTGCTATTGCTTTGGCGTAAGAAAGACATGATAGCCGTTGACGCAGCATTAACTACTTGCGTAAATGTAGTTCCTGACGGTAGTCTCCATGCTGACCACATAGGGTTAGATCCTAAAGAAGTTGCTCCGGTTCTTGTTGTCCAAGTGATACCGTCCGGAGAGGTAGCAACCACAGTACTAGAAAAAACACCTGCAATAAACATTACTCCATTCCATGCTACACCGGCAATCCAACGCCTTGACGTACCGTCCATTGTTTGGCTTGCAAAAGATACACCGTGGTTTGTTGATATAGCGCATGTAGATGATGAGTCTTTAACTGCAATAATAGTGCCTGAACCGTTACATGCAGAGTACCAATATGCACCAGACGGCATAGTGACTTGTGACCAGGTAATACCATCAGTAGAACGAAGACAGCGAGTCGTAGTTGCTTGGTCGAATGTAACAAATGCTGTTCCTGTCCAGACAACGCTATTCCATGTTCCCGCGATAACACCGCTAGATCTTGTAGTCCAAGTAATGCCGTCAGGTGATGTTGAAAAATTAGCAGAGGTACGGGATACTGCCACAAATAATCCATTGCCCCATGTAACTGCTCCCCAGAATTGTGAAGCAATAGATGGTGTACGTGATGCCCAAGTGACGCCATCAGTTGATGTGTAAATTTCACCTGTCTGTGCCATCCCACAAAATAAATTAGCAACTGGACTATATGCAATAGAGTACCAGTTCTTAGATACTGCTGTGCTATAGTTGGTCCACGTGATGCCATCTGTAGACTTACCTACAGTTGCGGTACCAATGCCCAATCCAATCCAATACGATCCATTATATGCCTTAGAATAAAATGCAGTAGGCATTGTTGCTGTAGCATATGCAGTTCCGTTAAGTGTATATTCAAGAGTTGTACCATTATGTCCGGAAACTAATTTTGTGTTAGTGACTGTATTACTAAACGATGCATTACTTCCTGGTGTAGCAGCCGCAATTGTAGGACGGTAAGTTATACTCAGAACAGTAGAACGTGTGCCAGTAGATGTTGCAGTAGCACCAGCATTGACTGTTAATAGTGAACCAAATACTTTTTGTCCATATACATACCAAAGATTATACGTACCCGAAGAGAAAGTCCCACCAGTCCAGGTAATACCATCTGAAGATGTTGCATAGTGAGTAGCAGAATTGGTAGTTGTATACTCAACTGCCAGGAATAATCCAGATACTGCATCATACGATACATCACGCCACAATACATTGTATGGCATAGTAGCAGAATTCCAAGTAGTACCATTATCAGTAGAATACTGAGCAGAGCCACTAGTGAATACACAAACAATAGTTCCGCCAGAACCAGGGACAACCTTACAACCTACACCCCAAAAATTAGAACTAGCACCAGGGGGACTTATAGTAGTCCAAGTTATACCATCAGTTGACCTAGATAAACTTGTTGCACAGTATGCAAGGAAATATAACCCGTTCCAGGCCATTTCCGTATTTCCCGTGGATGCTAATGTTCCCCCGTTATTCCAGGTTAACCCATTATCTGTAGAATATACAGTACTGGTGTTTGTTTGGTTCATTGCAACCCAACGACCAGTCCTATTAGTGCCTATCGCAGCACCAGTTGGCATAGAAGTAGATAATGTACCGCCAGCAGTCCAAGTGGTACCATCAGTTGAATACCAACTCTGTGAGCCTGCTACAAATACAAATCTAATACCATCGCAGTCACCAGTTAAAACACCAGATGTACCAACAGACCATGTACGTGAGGTCCAGGTTTGCAAGTCAGTTGATGTGTAGTAAGTAGTAGATGACGATTTACCAGTTGCTACATAAATGCCATTAGATATTAATGGCCCAGTAATGGTCCAATCTGACGTCGAACCAGCAAAAGTTTTATCAGCAAAAGTAGATCCATTAGCAGTGTAAACACCCGTGCCATTATTGGAATATGCTGACGGCGCAATGAAAAAAGCCATTAGATACCGCCTCCAAGAATAACATTACCTAATGTAGAATCAAAGTAACTAACATTAGATAATGAACCATCTGTGTTAATAAATGTTGTTCCGGGTTCGACAGTGAATGCTTTTGTTCCCGAAGCAATGTTTGCTTCTAACTCTTGTTTAAGAATTAAGTATTCAAAATTAGTAATTTTGCTGCTATGAGATGCTATAAGATTTCCGAATACTGAAGGTTCAACCCCGGATACTGTAAAAACTTCCCCATTTGAATTGATACAAGTAATAGTATCTTGCCCTGTGGTATCTTTAATAGTTAACATATGAAAATCCTTTACTTGTATAAACGTTAAAATAAAAGGCGAAGCAAAGTGTTACCTTCAGTTCGCCTTACGCAGGTATTGCTACCTGAACAAAATTAAGAGTATTGAACTTTTAATGTTGCTTGGATCGAGTCACCACTGGACAAGTTCACAACTGGGAAAGTTGCGGACAAGTACATATTACCAGCAGTGCTTGCATCAAACAAACCTGCTTCGTCAACTGCACGAGATGCAGTAGCGGTAACAGTACCAACAACTTGATAGGTGTCGTTTGTTACGGTTGTAGTTTGCTGAGTAGAAGTACCTGCCACACGAGATTCAACTGCTGTAGACAATGCTGTGTCACCTACAACTGCTGTACGTGCTGCACCTGTTGCGCCTGTACCAACACCAACGTAAAGTGGTTCTGTACCTGCACCCTTAATGCGGTTTGTTGTGATTGCCTTACCTGCGTTTGTTAAAACGGTTGCTGTTCCGAAAGCCATGATTTATTTCCTTTATGAAATGTTATTTGTTTTATTCTTAAGAATACCTTTTACTCTTAAGAATTGTTTGATCCTGAAGATCATTGTTTTGAGAGGGTTTCTATTGTAGTATGATACCACACCCAAATCTTCCCGACTGCCGTTAGCACGAATTACCACCATATGGACTTCTGCTGACTCACAGTCACTAATTCCTGTTATCTTACCTACCATAATCTATAAACCTTTATATTCTTGTAATTCCGCGTTGGATAACAAAGTTACCAGATGCAACCTTGATAGCATTGCTTGAACTTAATAGCACGTTCATGTCATACAAATAGTTAATGTATGGGCCATTGAATGCGATTAAGTTTAAGTCAGTTGGGCCAATGCGAAGTTCAAACGTGCCATTTGCAGCATCAGTTTTAACAATCTTACCATTTAGATCAGTTGCAGTTAGTGCTACTGTAGAAGTGGAATAAGTTTGACGAACTTGCATTTGAATGGATGCAACGGTTAGGTCAAGAGGGATATAAGGGTTTGTAGTCGCATCAAAGGGTAGAAGTGGGTTCGTAAGAACCTCTAATGTAAATACCTCAACGTGGGAGGCGCCTTGAGCGACAGTGATATCTTTTGTAATTGCCATAATAATCCTATTAAATCGTCTAACCGTTAAATCTGCTTGCGCACATTTATTTATGCTGGCCAAGTCACGCTTATTTGCGGGCTGCCCATTAAACCGTAACTTGCTACATTAGCAGAGGAAACGACTGTGTTTGCATACTGCACTTGAGCATTAGCGCCCGTGTATCCAGGAAAAGTATATGTTGTCTCTAAGTGACCTGTTGGAATATAAGTAACTGGTCCAACACTATGGACCCATGCATTACCACTAGTCCAGGTTCCAATTGTACCCAATGATGTAGCCACAATGGTTGTTCCATTACTGTTTACGCCATCAATAGCAGCGGCACTAACTTGTACTGGCACACTATTATTGACTGCCAATCCACCACCAGCAGGTACAGACAATGATAAATCCGTAGAGACAAGTTGATTCCTAACGGCAATGTAATACGTTGAATCATGTTCAACGGAATAAGGGCGTATATCAGCAGTGCTTAGATTTGATGGTGCAATGTTCCATCCAGACGAATCTTTAACCCATACCAATTTAATGGATGGGGTAGTTGCATTAGATCCAATACCTAATCCCACAATTTTTCCATCATTGGTCTTAACTAGGGTGGATATTTCCAACATATCCCAACCAATTTGATTAGTTGCGCTTGTATTTGCAATTGCAGATGTGCTGCCATTGTTATCAGTCATCAGCATTATTGGGTTACCATTAGCATCAACTCCTGTAACAGGAACTCCTACATAACTCATAGACTATTTCCCTTTGTAAATGCTGATGCAATATTCGTAACCAGTGCCTTAACCGCAAATAAAAGTTTTTTTGCAGGAACTTTAATGTAAGCATGTGAATTAGAAACATCACTCAATGTAATGTAGCGAATAAAGTTTGCGTATTTCGCAAATGTTGCTTTAGTAACGCTCTTTGCAGTGATGCTTATTTCATACATGAAAGGCAGAGGCTTGCTCGACTTGAATGAATAACCATCGAATGATGTATAAAAATATTGGTCATTCTCAGCAATAGCAACTATGTTTACACTAGACGGATTTGGAAGCACACCGCCAACCCATGTTGTTCCGCCATTAAACGTGGAGTAAACTACATTAGAGTAAGGTGTACGTGTATCATATGCCTCATACAGATATTGTCCAGGCGCACCAGCAATGACTTTCCACTTAACATATGGTGGGTTAGTTTTCTGAATCCAGGTAGATCCATTGTAACTAACCGCAGACATATCACTGCCATCAACATAAGCAACAATGTTATTAGACATTTGGAATACCTACTCCAGGGCCAACACCAGTCCAGTTTGCACTTTGTGGCATGTAAATTCTATTCCAGTTTACACCATCAGAAGATGTTGCAGCCAAGTTAGTTGGACCGGCGGCTACGGCTGTAAATTGACCCAACGCCCATGTAATACTGGTATAGTTAATGTTGTCAGGCATGTAATGCTGTGTCCAGGTAATACCATCGCTAGAAGTGGCACAAACGTTACTATTTGTTATTGCACAGAATACAGAACCATTCCGGGAAATAGCATTCCACCCAGCCGCAGTTGGCATACTACGTTCTGTCCATGTGATACCATCTGTGGATGTAATGCATTTGTTAGAATTAGATGCAATACCAACAAAGGTAGATCCACCTGCAACTATTGCATGATATGCATTTGTATTAGGCAATGTACGTGTAGTCCAAGTTGCACCATCAGTAGATGTTGCTGCTTTACCATCTGTGGATAATGCTGCAAATATAGTTCCATTGTGCGCAATACCAGACCAAAAACTAGTTGTAGGCAATGTACGTGTGGTCCAGGTTGCACCATCTGTAGATGTTGCTGCGACTGCGGTATTGTTCTTAACACCTACCCACTTGCTTGCTGCATATATAATCGACCAAGGCTTCTTCCAGATTTTATTCACAAATGATAATATCGACGACGACGTTACACTGGCATTAGATGTAATAGAGGTTAAAAATATTTTGTCACTGAAAGTTATAGGACTTGCTGTCATTTCTCTATAGTAAGATGCAATCCTATCATAAAATGCTGCGGATATAGACAATGCTGCATCTACAAAAACTATCCATAGTTTACCAGCAATCGCGATTGCGTTCGATGCCGAGACACCTGTCCAAGTATTATTCATAAAAAAATTATTGCTACCGAAACTTAGTGACCTACCAGAAATAGTCCACTTAGAAGCCTTTGACATTACACTATTGGCGGTGCTATTTGCCATATTAGAGATGGGATTAATAGGTGCATTGTTCCCATATATAAATCCCGATCCGGTAACATTAGGAATAGTTCTTGGTCCCCAGGATGTACCATCCGTTGAATGTAAGGCATTTCCGTAATCATCAGTAAGTAAAAATCCTACATCCTTGTCCCATGTAACTTTGTTCCAATTTAAGTTAGACCCAGTACCAGGTGCCGTCGCGACGGTAACTTGTGTCCAGGTTGACCCGTTATTATTTGTATACCTAATAGCATCTTTCCAGGCTAAAACAACAATAGTCCCACTGCCAGATGCTTTATATTGGGCTGCCATTGAAAGATTAGGAAATAAAGGACTGCCTGAAGGACTATATGTATCTCCGGTGTATGGCATCGATGACCAGGAAGATCCGTCAGTTGATTTTTGTATGTCCGAAGCCGTAATAAGAAAAAATGACCCATTATAATAAATTGGCCCAGAGCCTCCTGTGGCAATTGCCGACGACCAGGACGTACCATTGTTCGTACTATAGCACGCTTGGCCATTCATCGACGCAATCCATCTGCCATTGGCATACATTAACTGGTTAGGGGCAGATGATAACGTAGTATTTGCAACAGAAGAATAAGTAGTGCCATCAGTAGTTATATAAGCATTCTTAGTGCTATTAACGATCATGATTCTAGTGCGGTCAGATGCTCCGACCCAGGTATTGGCACCTAAATTCCTGGATGTCCAGGATGTTAAATTAGATGAATATTCTACATTCGAAGCACCTATCCCGTTAGGGCCATCATATCGAACGTAAATTCCGCTAGATGTTGGTCCAGCAATGCCACCATCAAGACTATTATTTGTTGTTGCAGTAGACCAATTAATTCCATTAGAGGAATATGCAATTTTATTACCAGTGCCGTCACCTGTTTTTCCATTAACTATAATCATTTTTTTCCTTAAATCTGTAAAGTATTTATTTAAGCAGGAAGCATGCCTGATACTGCGGTATTCATTAAATCAATCTGTGCACTTAGACTATCATAATTTGTGGAAGAAATCTTCTGCGAAGCATTTGGATCGCTTAATTGATTAAAAGCAGTCCAGGTTGTTCCATTTGTTGACGTATACATTGCACTACCAACATTATTCATCATCTTGCTTCCGACTAACCATTGCGATCCATCCCACACAACAGAAGTAACATTGTACCCATTAAATGCTGCATAGTTTACAGGTGCAGTCCACTCAATTCCATCGGAACTGGTTTGTATACCTGCTGGGCCAACCGCCATTAAATTAGATCCAGACGATGCAACTTGCCTAGTTAACTGGTCAATGCCCTGGCTTGGTTTATGTTCAGTCCATACCTTACCATCACTACTCGTAGCACATCCATTTTGTGTATCCAATGCAATAAATTGACCACCGCTATAGATGATGAACTCAAATGCAGACGAAGGAATCCAACTAACTACATTAGTTACTGCTGAATCTAACTTAACACGATCAAAAGTCATACCATCATCAGACCAATACACAGAACTATCAGTTGCACTTATAGCAACAAAACGACTTCCGTTATTTGCAACTTGTTTGAATGCACGGCTATCTGGATATGTATTGATAAAGTGAGGGGTTGCATGACCAAACACTGTATTGCTACTTACTGCGGTTGCAGTAGGAGCATTGAACACAGATATACCAAACATAATAAGATTAGTTGACCCACCAGGAAACGTAATTGTTGTCCCTGTATTACCTACCGCAATAGATGTTGCCTTAGTTAAGTTGTTAGACACTGTAGTAACATCATGAGCAGGGATAGCATCAGCGACTTTATTGACTACTAAGACATTAGCCTTAAATGGATCGTAACTTAGTAATGGATTACCAGCATCTGGAAATGTTCCACTAGTATAAGCGTTAGCCTTAACTTCTTCTACAATGTATGGTGCATCAGCAATACTGGTAACTGTAGGTTGTGGATTGCTCCAGTAATTAGCATAAGTTGCAGGAACTTCAGGAACAGTTACAGTTACCGTACCATTAAAGCCAGTTACTCCATCATTGCTACCCACTAAAGTCCATGGACTCCAACTTTGTTGATCTAAATTACCACTAGTGTATGTAGCAGTAGAGTAGTACAAAGTTAATTTTGAATCATATGTAAACTTGTTACCATCGTAATAGTTATACCATGGTGTTTGAGACCAGGACCCAGTACCTAAGGACTCAAAGTTATAGAAGTCTCGAATCAAACCGTTAGTAGATATAACTAAATCTTTGCTACTCGTAATGACATTATTGGACTTAATCAGCCCACCAACATTAGCGCCAGCAAACACCATGTGGTCATGCGTAAAGATACCTGCACGTGAGTCGACCTCACCGTCCTTTGGTCCGGACCCAAACACCATTGGGAAAGTAGTACCAACTAATGAAGATGTATAGGATGTGACTGGCGGAGTGACATTACCATTACCACCAATGTTGCCATTACCACCAATGTTGCCATTACCACCGTCTGGGTCAATTAGGTCAATAATAACTGTATTGCTACCAGGATTGCTTGTAATGAAAATCTTAGCACCATCAGCAGTACCTGGACCAGCAACAAACGTAATTGACGAACCGTTGCTTGAAAGGATATTTGATGTTGTACTGACTGTGTTACCAGCCTTAACAATCGAGAATCCCGGAGTTACATTAGCAGTGCCCTGTGATACATTTCCTGTTAGAGATATTATACCTGTAGTATTATCGTATGCCAATCCAGGACCAGCGACTAAATCTAAAGTGATTTGATCAGTGAATGCACCGTCAAACTTAATACCTGTTCCAGCAGTATAAGAAGCGGATATGATATTACCCGTTAAATCTATACCGTGACCAGCAACATAGTTTGCGGCTGCAACATCAGAAATTTGTTCAGCACCAAGACCAAATATAGACTCTAAGTTACCTGTACCGGACAAGATACCATTAGCACCAAACCAGTTTAACTTAGTTGCAACGTAACCAGCCAGCAAGCCCATGCTCATACCACCAGCAACTGCCACTCCATTAGTGTCTAATACTGGAGTGTTGTATGGCAATACATCAGGAGCAGCAACCGCAGTGTATGGTGTTGCAGCACTAGGTGGGCTGAATTTACTTGATCCACTTGCGTTTACGCCACGGACCTTAAAGTAGTAAGTGCCGCTCTTAAGCAATACTGTCTTAAACGCAGGGGCATCACCTGTTGTAAAAGGACCACTGTTAGTTGCTCGCATAGAGCCCAACAATGTATAGTTACGAGCATTGTCATCAGTTGTGGTATCTTTAGTGTACCAGAATTCCATCTCATTAACAACCCCTGCTGGCACAGTGCCCGTAATGGTTAAGGATGGCTGGCTAGTGATAGTTGTACCCGTTGATGTCAATGCAACTACAGTAGGGGCAATAGGTTGCTGAATAGGAGCCAGGGATGGCAGCGAATGACCAACACCAATCAATGGCTTAAAGTCAGAGATGCTATCAACAATGTAGACATCAGCATTATATGCCTGCCCCATGATCTCAACAGTGATTTGACCAGCGTCAGACTCTGTTTTCTTAATACGGATAGCGCGGAATAACTTATTAGTCCACCCGAAGACGCTATTTGTAACTCCAAATACATCACCAATCTGCACGTTATACTTGCTATAGTCCGTTGTAAACGTGATAACCATATCATCACGGGACTGGCGTAAGTCTAAATTAGCCAATACGGTCGCTTGCACTACATTGTTACATAACTCATAAGTGACTTGGTAGCGATTAGGCGATTCATTGATACCCATCATACTCGTTGGTAGATCTACATGAACAAAGTTCATTTGATCCTTCAAATAAGCATATGGGAATTGTGCTTCTACTTGGTTGTGATACGAGTCTAAATTAGTTGACGCAATGCTAATCTGACCAAGGATATTGCTATCATTGAAGTCTAATGACTTGCTTGTAGGTTGCTGAATCAATACGGACCACTTGCCCGTAGTAACATCGTAACTTAAATATGAGCCAGCAGTAGCAGCAATACGCTGCAAGTTAGCCATTACATTCTCAGTCGTGCGCAATAGACCATTACAAGTATAACGTGGTTGAGCAGGGTATGTACCTAATGTGATGCTTTGCGCACTATAGGTATTCAATGCTGTGATACTTGCTGTATCAATGATATCAGTTGTAAGGCCAGCACCATATAAATCATTAACCATGTAATCATACAATGCATCACCAGGCTTGTTTATTGTATTGCGGACATGGAACTTAAGTTGAGGAATCGAGTGAACACCCTTACTTGGGTCATAGTTCATCTTCACAATAGCAAAGACAACATTCTCCATGATGTAGGTGTTATCCCAGCCAGGCATAATGCTATATGCTACGGGAGGAACAGTGCCCGCAATAGGAGTAGTTGTTCCAGTTGTGCAAGGCAACATAGGGGCATTACTATTGCCCTTGTATAGATAGATACCAACTAATGCATCAGCATTATGATCAACTACACCCGTATCATCCGTTGTGTAATCAATAGTTGTACCATCTGCTTTAAAGGTAACGCGATTGTTGCTTAGATATACATCATCAATAGTGATATTACTAGCAGCACCAGAAGAAAATAAGTTGCCTGTAGTTTCGCATAATGCTAACACGGCATACATCTGCTTATTGGAGTTAGTTAACTGTACATCAACTATAGTTCCGCTAAAGTACGAATCGCCATAAGCAACAGGGATCTTATTATCTGTTGCTGGCTGAATTTGTTGACGCTGCCCCTGTGGTGTAGATACAGAACCACTAGCATTGGCATTTTCGTTTTGCTTGTTTAGGTAGTTTGCAATACCCAAACCAATAGCAATACGTGCCAAGGATGCAGCAAAGCCTTCGCCACCTAACCAACTAAATGCTGTACTAATTGCGGATAACCAACCCATATCTTAATCCTCTGTTAACCTGTTACGGTATTTGTTACTGTCTTACCACCACTTGCTGCTATCGTTGCACTAGGAGTAGTGCCACCAAAGTCGAATATTTGATTACTAATAACTGACACGCGATTGAATGCATTGTCACCAGGGAACCAATAGTTTTGATCATCCTGATTAGTTCTACGACCTGCTACTTTGTGCATCAATACTGACATAGTAGAACTGCAAATAAGAGAGATACTGGTAGTAACTGATTGATTACTACCTTCCTTCCAACCTTCATCTAACGCATAGTTATTTACTATACCTACAAACTCAAGGACGGGATTGCCAGCAATAGCAAGCATATCACCAGTGTCGGCATTAAAGAAAGCACGACGTATTTCAACTGGGTTCCCCTTAATAGGTGCAGAAATAATATCAGCAATGTAATTGTTGCCGATGCCAGATAAAGTAATAGTGACGTCATTTTGTGTTGCCTTCATGTCTGCAGATACGCCTGTGACATTTAATAGATTGCCATTAGCCGCATAAGTGTATGCAATACCATCACGCTCTGTAATTTGCACGGGTACATTGTTAGATGACATACGAACAATCACGGGATTACCCGCTTCCATAACTGTCATCTTAACAAAGGTTGCTTGGCGTAGAGATGAATAACTTGTTAAGTCTAAACCTGATGCCATTATGCAAGTTCCTCAAATAGTTGGAATGCACCACTCCACTTAACGCAACGATCAGTTGGGTCAATTTTCCACTCTGGGAATTGTGTACATATGATCTTAAAGTTACAAGCAGATCCATATATAGGTGTTGCACTGCCACTTGCTTCCAATACAGGGCGATTAAGAATAGCGACAGTATCCGTGTATAAGACATCAGTAGCAAAAGAGTAAACACGATCACTACCTGTAAATTGCACTAAGTCACCGGCGCGAAACTTATAGCCACTAGTGCATGTTCCGCCTGTTAATGCGACTACACTGCTACCTTGTGCATATGCAATGCTTGTTGGCATAACAGATGCATTACCTTGATAACCAAACAAATAGTTATAGGCAGTCTTGTTAAAGTTGATGTATGAACTGAATATGCGATCAGCCTTATCTAATTGCTCAACGTATGGTCGAGCATCAACCCAAAGTGTACCAGGTGATGGTGTAACTGTAAAGCGCCATACTTGACCACCGCGACTTGTGGCACGAACAGTTTGATCACGTGCCACAGTTTGTGCCACTACAGCACGTTTGTTAATAGTAACGTCAACAGCGTTATCTATGATCCATTGAAACGGATTACTCATTTATTAAGCCCCTCCTGGCATTGATCGTGCTCCACGCTGAACTACAGCATGAAGGAAACTTGGGTCAGCAGCAACTAACTGCTGGAAACTACGTGCATCTACTGCATTGATATTGTATGTTACATTTTGTGCAGCACTGCCTGTACTTGGACCAACACGAGCAGGTCCTTGCACTACTTCAGGACGAACTTCACCAACAATACCCATCTGACCAGCAGGAATATCACCACCGGATGCATGAAATAGTGAACCTATTCCAGACCAAATACTAGATTTGCCACCAGCAGTTGGTGCCATCAGATCAGCGAATAAACGCTTAACATCCGACTTCATCATTGATGCAACCATATCAGTAAGCAAACTATTCCAACTTACTTTGCCAGTACGTACCATCTGATCGAATGCACTTTCAAATGCATTAGAGAATGTACCAAACATATCAGAAGCACGTTGACTTGCATTAGTAGCAGCATCACTATAATCCTTCCATGCTTTATTCCATCCCGTAGAGAACTCACGGGACTTATCTATTAGATGTTGCATTGCAGTTGCTTCAGACAAGTGAGCATCAAGGATACGTTGTGTAACACTAGCACGTTCATCTTCTGCTGCCTTAAGGCCAATAGACTCTGCTCGCATCTTAATGTATGAATCAATTTCTGTTTGTGCTGCTCGACGAATGGAGTTCATCTTGACCTCGTCATTGGTCATCGTCAACTCATCTGTGCTCATCTTTAAGTCACGGATGTTAGCAGCAATTTTAAATGCTTGCTCTTCGTAGAACACTCGCTTCTTACCAGCAGCCTCGGCAGAATTTAGATCACCTACACTACCTGTAACCGCAGCAAATTTAGGTTTAATCTCTGCTTCGATAGATGTCTTTTCTGGATCTGTAAGTTGGCGACCTAACTGTGCTGCTTTTAATTTAACTGCACCATCAACAGCAGCACGATATTGTTTATTAATCGCGTCGAGTTTCTTTTCATCACCAGTCATTGTTGATTGATTGATCTGGTCTTGAATATCTGCTTGATCGGACTTTAACTTGTTATTCAAGTCAGTATAGTACATCTGCAACTTTTGTTCGTTAGTTGCTTTAGTTAACTCGGCTGTCCCTTTGGCTATAGCATCTACTTGCCCATCGTATAATGCACCTTGTTGTTTTAATGCAGTAACTTGTGCACCAAGTTCAGACATCTTCGCAGTATCATGCATCTTACTAGCATTGCTAATCTCAATACCAAGAATCTTAATTTGACCTGCGATTCGTAACTCTTCAGTTGCCTTCTTTGCTTTAGCATCAAAAGCGGCTAATGCAGAAGTTGATTCAACGTTAGTTTTATCAGCAAGACTTGTTTCCAATGCCAAACGTTGTACTGCAAGACTATTGTTCAATCGTAATGCATCAGTTTGATTCTTAAGACCTTGAACCGCAGCGGCACCTAAGTCGACTTCTTCTGTTGATATTGTAGACCCTTCTGGTTTGTGATCATGCACAATGGCCCAGGCATCCTTCATCTTCTTACCAGCCGCAAGCATATCAGTAATACGCTTCTGGTCAGCAGCAGACATTTTAAAGAATTCTTCTTGTTGAGTCTTAGTTAGATCCTTAAATCCATCTTCCATCTTGTGTTGTGCACGTAAGGCTGCATCTTCACCCATGTTTAAATTATCAGTTGCTGTCATCAGAGCAATGAATAGCCCAACAGTACGGGCAGCCAATAATGTAGCACTGTTCAATCCAGTCATTGCACCAGACAATGCAGTAACTGGCACAACCGCAGCACCGCTTGCCATACCCATAGCAGATATTGCAGTTCCGGACCCCGCCATGGTTGCGGCCGCGGCAGCGGTTGTGATAGCCACTCGACCCTCTGCTACAGCGATAGCATTTTGTGCAGCAGCCAGGGCGGCTGACTCAGGTACACCCACTGCCATAACAGCATTCAATTCAGACTGTGCGGTTGCTAATGCCGCAGCGGCAGTACCAGCACGTCCCAAAGCACCAGCCATATATGTGCCAACAACACGACTGTTTACTAACATTGCTTCAGTGTTTAATGCTGTGGCCGCAGTTGATGCAGTCATAGACGTGAACAATGCACTTACACCGCTGACGATTGTACGAATAGCACCAATGATACCAGACACAGCAAATAATCCCATAGCAGCGGCCAATGCTTTAGCAGCGATCGCAGCACCATTCATGCCATTCATCATAGGAGCAACAAAGTCCAGGATTGGTTTCGCCAACATTACGAATTGATTCTTAACTTCCTGGGCTTTAATAGCCATCTCGTCCATGATCTTCTTAGCAGCCTCAGTTGCCTCAGCAGCATCTTTCTGTGAACCGGCATATTTGTCAATGTTACCAGCCATGTCCTTCCAGTCGATCTTCGTACCACCCTTGCCAGTTGCTTCTAATGCTAGTGCGGCACGTTTACCTGGATCTTCGATTGCTGCCAATGCGTTAGCAACCTTCTTAAATGTTTCCTCAGTGCTGTGAGTACGTAGATATTCGTTGGTAACACCTAATTCATTCAATGCTGATCGTGCCTTAGTATTACCCTCAGCAGCATTTTGTGCCGCTAAGTTCATCTTCTGCATCATGTTGGCTACATCAGCACCAGACTTGCCAGCAGCAAGACCTGCTAATTGGAATTCCATCATTGATTGTGTAGCAATACCAACAGTATTGGCAAGGTCAACCATCTCTGACACTGATTCTAAACTAGACTTGATGAACTCCGCAAATCCTAAACCAACAATAGCAACTCCCAGGCCTTCCATCTTGGACTTAACTGATTCAGCAGCCTCACCCAACTTGACCATTGCTTCCTGGCCTTCTTTACCAGCACTATGTAGTTTGCTTCCAAGCAATCCAGCAGCCGCTTGAGCAGCAGCAATACGTGATGTATATTGATTGTCGTCTAAGACGAGTGTTGCACTAATATCAGCCATTACTTCTTCCCTATTCTGTTAATGTATTGATTAACTAATTTAACTAATTGCTGTAAGGCAGGTTTTGTCATACCATTGGGTGCTTGTTTACTTGATCCACCATCTAACTTGCCAGCATAAGCATAGTTAGCGTCGATCTCACCATTATTTAACGATGTACTCCTGCGAGCATTACCAGTTTTAATAGGTGTAGTCTTAACAAAGAATTCGAATGTCGGGTCCATCACTTCTTTCTTAAGTGCTCTAGACTTTTTGAACTTTTGTGTTAGTCCTGACATGTCGAATTGTATACTCATTTCTTCTTTTTCGCCTTATTCATCAAATCCTGCATTTGGTCTATACTTAACTTAGGAGGCGGAGGACGACCGTTCTCTTTAATGTAGTTTTGGTATCGCACAAAACTCTCCGTAATATCCATAATCTTAAAGTCGGCAGTTGTTGCTTTAGCAAGTATTTCAGACGGTAGCATCCCGTAACGCTGAGCCATCTTATCTATAATTAAAGCAACACTGACCTCATCAGATTCTGGACTTAACTCGCCTCCGCTAAGTTTCCCATTTCGTTAAGTATCTTAGTTGTCATTTTAAGCAAGACAACTAAGTCTTTAATTGTATTTCCTTCAGTGATAACTTTCGCGCCAGCCTCATCCAACACAACCTCTTTTAGGATGTTGATAGTGTTAGCCATATCTTTGGATGTTTGTAGTTGTAAGTATAAGTCGATCGACATAGGCTGCATTAGATAAAATTCCAATGGCTCTTTATACTTCTTAACAATGTCCTCGTCATCAAGGATCATTTTTGTAAGGGCGGGTTTGACAATTAAATCGCTAAGTTTCATCTTAAACTCCTGTTAAACTTTTTGTTTTGCACGTAACTCGTTAATGAGAACTAATGCAAACGATAATCTACTTTGTACTTTAGCAATGTCTTGCTGAGCACATTTAATTTCATTACTAGACTTGGCTACTTCAGCCATCAGTGAGTCGAGTAATTCTTTGTCTGTCTTTTTATCTAGTAATTCCATCTGTAAACCTCGTAATGTATTTATATAAGAAGAAAGGGGCCGAAGCCCCTAATCCTCAACTTAGTTGAGTAGTGATTAACCACCAATAACTGTATCAGCAGCAGTGTAAACAAAGTCACCATCAACTACTAGAGTCATTGGAGTTGTCCATACAGGCTGGTCAGCAGATACTGTAGGTGCAAGTTGGGTGATATAACCAACGCCAGAGATTGTATCTCCTGCACCAGTCGAATCGCCATCTACGCGAACCTTAAATGCAAGTTTAGTCTTGTTAGACTGAACGTTCAAGATACCTAACTTAGCCATCGACCCAGCAGTAGCCGATGTGTTACCAAAGAATGTTGGTTGGTCAACTACAATGTCAGTAACTAAACTGTTTGTAGAGACGGTAGCAACAACCTTCTTAGCACGGCTATCTAACTGTGCCCATTCGAATGTACCATTGCTGGTGTTGATCGTCAACTTTTGGATTGCTGGAACTGTGATAGAACCAGATGTTAAAGCGATGTTACCTGTCAATGTAGCAGCGGATGCAAGATCCAATTCTACGATTACTTGACTGTGTGCAACGCCTGGTGTTGGGTTAATGTAAGACATTATATATTTCCTTTATGGTATGATTTGTAATTGTGTAAGGCTAAAGATAATGCGATAGCACTCACTGTTCTTCCTGTATAACTGCTCTACTGTGAACTCTCTTTTGAAATAGTTCACAAAGATCGGGTCGTCAATTAGATCTGAAATTGTGTTAAGAAACTCATCTGTATGAATATTTAACTGTCCCTGAATCAGGTACAATTCCAATCGATCTACTTTGTCGTATACGCTGCCGCTTGTCCCCATCGTCAATGCTTTGTTCTGTCTACCCTCAGAATAGAAACGTGCTACATACAACCCTTCAGAAGTTTGTGCTTCATCAGATGGGAATTCTGTAAACACTTCCAGGTCTTGTGACTTGGCAGTTAGTGCATTGTTGATGACTTCAACAATATCAGCAGAAGTTACTAAAGGCATTAGAAGTATCTCCTATCTTCGGAAAAATAATTAAGATCCATCTCATTATTTTCTTCAATCTTGGAAATAAGTCCATCATTGTTCACATCGTAAAAATGTGACGCTTGATATACATCATTCCACTTATTCAAGAATCGTTCCGAAGCGACTTTATAGTTGTATTGATCCTTCTCGTTAATGTTAGCATTATCGCTGATGATAGATTCATAGAACTTCTCAACAACTTTGAAGGTCTCTAGTTCAACTAGCCATTGATTAGTCTTCACTAACAACTCAGGCTTGAAACCAGTAACCAATTGTCCTTGCTTTGTCTGCCACAAAATAGTCATTGCTGCTTTTGTTGTGTAGTACGGCCACCAGGACTCTTCTAACATCAAGAGAATCTCAATCGATGCTTTAGGAAACATCGTGTTGATCAACATATCGTCTTGATTACCTTTATAAACTTGTTCCATACGACGATACGCAGCAGCATTGTAATACTGCACGTCAGACAAACCAGCAGTGGACACTCGTAGATTTTGTGAAATCACTAAGTCCGGGGTTAAGAATGATGCTATCGCCATTTGTTTAAGTCCTTAAATTGGGAGAGCGTTGTGCTCTCCCAGTTCACTTTAAGCAATGTTAATTGCCATACCACGTGCTGTCGATCCAACACCAGCACCCATCAAACCAGTTCCAGTTAAGGAATAGAATGCTGGGTTAGGCATTTCACGTAGTTTCATTGTCAATCCAGCAACCATTACAGAGTAGATGGAGCGAGGACCAAAAGCACCGCCAACGTGTACAGTAGCAGCAGAACCACCATTTGTAGCACGGGATGCAGTCGACAAGAATGTTGTGAACTTGATAGTAGCACCGTACAAGTTACGGATCATACCAGTGTTCTGCAACTCCTGACCAGCAGCGGACAATGCACCGATACCAACAGTACCGTTACCAACGCTTGCAGTTACAGTCAATTCGCCAAGCAAACGACTTTCTTCTGCAGGGCTCAACACGATCAATGGAGCACCAGGGTTACGGGCAAGTTTCCACTTCTTGATGATCAACTGGATCAAACCAGTTACGGAAGCAGCGGATACGCTTGCATCAGCAACAGTTGCGCCAGCAGCCAAGAGTTCAACAGCACCAATAGCGGATACGCGAGTGAAACCGTCACCATATGTTGCGTGAGCATCAGTATAGTTGGTATCGCCAGTTGTAGCCTTAAAGCCTTGGAATGCTGCTAGAGCACGTTGATCAACCTTTTCACTGTAGGACTTAGCCATGTCGCTACCTAAGGAAGCAGCAAAGTCGAACGATGTAACTTCGTCGTAGAACGAAGAGAATGTTGTTTGAGCAAGCATAGGAGTAGCAGTGATGCTAGAACTTGTCAATGTTGGGTTCTGGGAAAGCAATGTCATGCCATCACCAGTGCTATCGCTGTAGTCACCGAAGGACACTGGTGCCATTGCTGGAACGCGGTATGTAGTACCTTGCTGTGGTGTTACGATTTCAGTATCTTGAACGATACCAAGGTTTTCGTGCAATACTTCGATTGCGAAGTTTGCGATTGTTTTCTCGAACGCCGATGCTTCGCCGTTGCTTCCGCCAATTACATAAGACATAATATTTCCTTTGTGTTAGTCTTTAATTTTAACCTAAGGTCCTACGACTCATTGTTACACCAAACTTACCTTGGGTCTTGGGTCCTACGCCATTAGCGTTTTTCCAGGCTTTCCAACCCTCAGGGTCTGTTGCTGCATCAGGCATATCACCACCGGGACCCATCACAGAGGAGCGAACTCCAAACTTTGTGCCAGTACCAGTGCGACTTTCTTCTGCCGCCAACTTTGGTCGAGACTTTAGAATCTCTTGGGCAAGTTTGTCCAGCGTGTATGGATTGCCATTAGCATCCAACTTAACTTGTCCATCCCCACCCTTAACATAGAAACTACCATCATTATCGAAAGCGATTTGCTGTTCAAAAAGGCTTGTTGCTAGATCTAGCATACTAGGATCAAACCCAGTCTTAATTGCGGAATCTTTAATCTGAGAAGCGAGTGAGGTCTTGCGTACTGCTTGATCCTTCTCTACCAACTGAGATTGCATATTCTGCAATTGCTTTTGCAATTCTTGAACTGTACTCTCTAAACGATTACTTGTTTCTTTTACTTTTGGTTGTGCGCCACCAGCGTTAGCATTATTTGCTCCATCGTTTCCACGAGCGCCAAGCAATTGTTCAACGAAAGCAGCAGCATCTCGAGTGCTACCAAATTGTTGTCCTGTTACTTTAGCAAGAACATCTAATACTTCTTTTTGCCCCGCCTTACGAATTGCTCCGAGATTTGGTGCTTGTTGCTGTGTATCGCCTTCAGCAGTTGCGTTTGTTTGACTAGCGGAGTCACCGGTATCCATTTCGGACATTTATATTTCCTTTGAGTTTGAGGGGCACTCACCCCAGTTTTGCTTATTCAGCAGTGTTAACATTAGTTTTTCCACTAGCCAGGTTCTTTTCAGTAACTGTAGTAGTTTCGCTCATGTCATCATCACCAGTAAGACTTGCATCATTATTTATACTTAATTTTACCTTGCCGACAAGTTGAAGATATTTAGTTACTTCATCTGGTGGAGCAATCATACGAATTACTTCTGCATCAATTAAACCTTGTACAACTGGGTTAGGACTCAATGCCTTAGCAGAGGTCAATAACGAAAGTTTATATTGTGTATCGCGAGACTCATAGTCGCTATTATATTCAACATCACCAACCCATATAATGCCCATCATGTAGCAAACAAGATTAAGAATATTCTCTTCAATCTTCTCTAATTGCCGAGCACGAGTTTGAGCCTTCTTGTGCAATGCTTTGCGTTCCTCAACAATGGAAACGCCAGACTGGATAGTCTCAGCAACATTACGTGTACCAGCACGCCCAGTAAAACCATCAAATTGTGTGATAAGACCGTTTTGCTGTTCGCGAATCTGTTGCACGTCCATAACAGGAATAGAAAATACTTCTACTTGGTCCTTAGTAGCACGAATAATACCACCACCACCAGCAGGAACTTTAATGCCGCCATCAACACGGATCATAGGCTTACTGAAACGAATAGAATCATATGCTTCTGCTTCCAAACGAATCCACTCACGTTGCAAGTCAGCAATGTCAGTTAAATCACTAATGCCAATCATGTTGTTCTGTGTGTCTGGCTTAGGCATTGCCTGGATGATTGGGATTGGATATGTGTCTGGAAATTCAAACATATCGCATGGCTCAACAGTTGCCACAGATGGAGTGCCAGTAACACATGGGATTTCATAAGCGATAGCAGTAGTTGGGATGGATGGCAATTCGTTACCTTCATCGTCTGTCATCGCAGGTTGTCCACGAGACCAGATCTTAATACGCATGATGTCATTGTCACGGTATTCCATAATCTTAATGTATGTTAAGGTAACTACGCCATCTTCTTCGTATACTTTCCAGTCCAATACGTGCTGTGCAGGTATAACTGTTAAGTAAGGTCGATTCTTAGGGTTAGGATTTTCAGGTAAGTCGCATACAATCCAGCACCAACCTTCAACAGCAGTCATCTCTGCTACTTTTTCCATAACATCCGTAAACTCATTGTCCTGCATGTCAGAATTCTCAATGAAATCTTCAAACCAGGGTGGTGTAGGAATAGGTTGATTGTTTTGATTTAGGAATGCTACTGTACGAGTTGGGTCTTCATCAAATATAATGTCATTCAACTCCCCAATCATGCTCTTGCAGATAGGTAAGTTTGCTACATTGAGTAACTTGTCCTGGTAAAGCATTGGGCTTTCACTAGGTTTCTTAGTGAGAACTAATCGCTTGAATGCGGTTCCACCTTCAAAGGCGATACGCATGTTGCTTAGTTGTGGTGCCAATGCCTGCATTAATGGGCTTGGCTTAATTAAATCGTTAACGATCGTCATGAATGGAATCCTTATAAGTTATTTAGTATTGAGGATTAGCCCCAATATTCGTCCTGCTGTGCTTCAATGACTTCACGCATCATCTCTTTAACGATGGAAGCCGCGGTGGGTAATCCTGTAACTGGATCTCTGTCTAACTTGTCAATGTACTCTTGTCCAGGTTGAACAAAGTGTCTATCGTCGCTATCAATATATTCTGGCATTAGATTATCGTTTGCATGTTGCATAGGGAACAGATGATGAATACCATAACGCACACAGTCTCCCAATCCGTCGATATGTGCTAAGTCTGCTTCCATATATTTCACTAATGATTTGCGAGTAGCATCCTCGTAGTGATATGTTTCCATAGCATCCAACAGTTGGGTCTCACCAATGGGAACTAAAAGTCTCCCCTGATTAATAAAAGCATTAGCACTATTATCAGTATCGCTAATAAGAGGATTGGACTTGCGGCCATTAACAACTCGAAAACCATATTTCTCCAAAATAGTTCTATCAGTGACACCAAATACAGATGTCGTATCACGGTTAACTTGTGCACCAGACATGTCCATAATGGAATTGATCTGACGTTTAGGGAAGTCTACTCGAATTGCTTGTGCTAGTTGTTCCGTACCACAATCCTTAATAGCATAAGACTTAAGTATTTCTATCTTACCTTTGCTACTATGAGTCTCACCAACCACTTGAGCAACTACCGCACACATGACACGCTTGTTAAAGTCGTGGAAGGTATATAAATCATTACCTCTGTCTTTTGTCTCAAGCACAGCCATACTACGCTTCCAGGAATAGTAGAATTGATCTTCTACTGCTCCCCACCCGCACATTAAGTCCTTCTCAAACTTAAGTGGGCTTAGTAGATAACGTTGCTTCTCTACCCAGGCTTTACTTTGAGACTTCATTTGCTCGTATGTATAGTGGAATACGATCCATTCATCTGGATGTAGCAATGCATTCTCATACATTTTATGAAACGCATTCTTACCCTCAGGCGTTGATATAAGAATCATTCTACCACCTGACGTGGGATCACCTACTGCCGGACGAATACGGTTTGTTAACTCTTGTAATGACTCTTCAGAGAACTCAGCAGCCTCGTCGCATACAATTAAGCCAGCGTTGATACCTTTCAATCCTGTCTCAGCAGAGAGGCACATAATACGACCAGCATCAGGGAAGGTGATAATCTTCTTAGAGTTGTTTATATGTTGTTCATCCTTAAGTCCGTATTGCTCCATGCAAACTTTCTTTAAGGGGTTCCACATGATGCGGTCTATCATAGGGTAGGTTGGTGCAGTGTAAACTACATCACGACCTTTACTCAATGCTGGGGTTGTCGCTACAATAGGCAATAACAATGATGCTAGGAATGTTTTTCCAGATCCAACAGGCACTACCGCTATGATGTTCTTGCGTGAGTTGATCATAGCGTCCCAGATATCTGCCTGGGCACCATACAACTTGATGTTGTGTGTATTACTTCCAGTCATCTAGTTTTTCAGACTTAAAGATTAGTGTGGGTGCTTTAAGTGTTTCACCATTGCTTGTTACATCAACAGTATCTTGAGGTTTGCCTATCATACGATCAAACACAGTTGCTAAGGCATGTGCATCACCGTCTGACACTGCTTTGTTTAATACTGCGATCATAGCAGAGTTGATTTGCGATAGCCACTTCTCTTGCTGTGCTGCTACCATCTCTTTGTAAGCATCCTTCATGGATTTGCGATTCTTACGCTCTTCCTTGTGATCTTTTAATTCTTCTGGTGTAAGTGTTTTAAGCCATTCGCCATAAGCACTTTTACCAGGTTCCCAAATAGGTTTAGCCATGTAAATCCTTGTAAGATGCTAGTAAAATTTCCCTAACGGCCTCTGGCGACAAGTACAGATCATTTTGCTGTAATTCAGCAGGACGAGTATCAACGGTCTCACCAGAGTTTGATTCCGTATTGATACCAAACAACTCTGCTAAGTTTTGATCTGTGTTTGTTTTATTCTTAAAGAATGTTGCCATTACTTAGGTACCTTAATAAGCATGTATCCATCTGGGTTGCGGCTCATTTCGCCTTCGTGCAATGGTTCACGTAATGTTAGTTTGTTAATCCAGACTTCCTTTAGGTCTTCTGGTTTGTGCATCGACGCAATAGTTCCTTGGTTATCAAGTATCCACAGGTTACGAATTGTATCATAACGATCAACACCTAATGTATCCTTAAAGAATTGAATGCAATCGCCTAATGTCCAGTTGCCCTCAAGTTTGGACTTAGTTCTAATTTCCATTTGCTTAACAATATTGTCTACCTCAGACATTGTTAAGAATTCTGCCATCTGGTTAAGTAACTTATCCATAATAGCAAACTTGTTTGTAAACGCAGTGGAACGATCAAGGAAGGGGTTTGCTCCTACTTGCCTTGTGTTAGCATTGCTATAACTAACTCTTGGTAGTCCATCATTGATGTTACCAGAGCCTTTACTTGTTAAATTAGTGATTATCGCCATGTTTTTCCTATAAATCTTAGTCGCGATTATGCTGCGACTATTGTATTTATATTAAATCAACGAGCGGATATTTGTAGGGTGGTAGTCCAGATTGAGTACAACCCATTCAGGATTGTCTAAACAAGGGACTATGAAAGAGACGTTGGGATGATCTTCTGGCACTGCATACCACGATGCACGTATATCAAACCAAGTTAGATCAGACTCTGGACCCCACATCAGTGTAAACAATGCGGGGTTGTGTACTAGATCAAATTCAGTAACTTTAAGGTAACTGTGTATCGCTTTTGATTGTTGCATCTTGCATTACATGAGCAGGTATATCTGCTAATGCTACTTTGTCGTGATGATTTGATTCAACCCAGGTAAACACGGACCACGCAGCACCAATAACTATTGCACCCATTGCTGCTAACTTAGCAATCGTGGAGATGATAGTATTCCACTTAAGTATCTCTGAGTGGGACTCGCTAGCCATCTTAGCGATTTCCTTAAGCGTAGTGTTCGTCTCAGATACTGTGCCAGATAAGACTGTTACTGCTGTAGTAATTTGCCCTATGGTTTGTTGTAGGTGCTGATCTCTTGCGGTAGATTGCTGAATGTGTGCATCAAGTCTACCAATGATCTTGTCCGTGGTGTCAGCATGATCATCAATACGTTGAGTATTGTTATTCATTTGAACTTCTAATACTGACACACGGGCATTCATATCTAATCTACGATCAAAGGCTACAGATTGTTGTGCTATACGGCGATCTTGTTGTATTTTTTGGTCGTCGGTCATAGGAATTCTTTGTAACATACATGTATTTAGTTTGCCCTAGATTAAGAATACTTTGCAAGTGTCTTTGGGTCAGGGGCTAACTTAGTTTTCGTGCGTATGTTAAATGCTTGATAACTATGTGGTTTAACTTTCGCTAACTCTTGTATCTTAGTGTTTAAGGGGTTAGTTGAGTTTTGGTAGAACAATTCAACTGCTAGATCTGCCTCACTAAACTTTTCCTTATCTTTCGCTTTTGCTTTTTCTAAGTTACGTTGTGCGGTCATGATTTGTTTAAGTAGTTGCTCGTCAGACTTCTTGTAAGGCTTGTAGACATTAACTTCTCTTTTCTTACGTGGAGTCTTGGGTGGTTTAGGTTGTTTGACTGCCTTAGGAGGCTTTGGTTCCTTTGGTGGAAGCAATGCCCTCTTCAATTGTTTATCCAAACGCGATCCTTCTTTGGGTTCTCGCTTGATTATTTTGCAGTCATGAATAGTTATTTCAGGTAGAGACTGATCATATGTTAGAGTGTACTGCCCAACATTTTGACCCTTGTTTGCCCATTGTCCCGAGGCAATCCATAGTTGTGCATATTCACGAGTTGTGATATTAACTATAGTTCCTGTGTTCTCACGAGACTTTTTCCAGGGACCATAGAGTTTACGCATCTCTTTCTCTTCTTTAGAAAGATCGAATGTTCTTGGACTACGTGCCATGTTATTTTACCTCTGGGATTTGAGGAGTGTTAAGAGTTTCTTTTGTTTTTCCCCAAGCAGTTATACCAACTAC